TTTTTACAACAACTGCAGGTTCTTTTGTTAATAAATCAGTAACATACTCACAAGATTCAGCTCCAGATGGAACTACAAGTGATGTACATGCAGACGGTTCGGGCGCCGGTTCAGCTCGTACATTAGCAGATGGCGACCTTTGGTTTGATTTTGATGATGCAACATCTAGCATTGAACTTAAACGTTATGTAACAGCAAGTTCTACATGGACAAGCATTGGTACAACTGGTAACTATCCAGTATCAGTAGCAACTACACAACCAACTGGTAATCCAGTAACTGGCACATTATGGCATGACCCAGATGTAAACGAATTAGCAGTTTACGAAGTAAAACTAGACGGCTCTACTCAAAAATGGAAAAGAGCAGCAGATGTACAATATGTTACATCAGCTCCATTGTTAGATGGCAGCGGTAACGCACTTACAGATGGCGACTATTGGATCGATACAGATGCAAGCGGTTATCCTGTAATTTACAGACACAACGGCTCAGCTTGGGTAGCCAAAGATGCTACAGATCAAAGTACAAGTGCAGGTGTTGAATTTGGCGATATTACAGCTAACGACACAACTGCAGATACATTTGAAGCAACATTATTAGCAGGCTCTCCAGATCCACTATTATACCCAGTTGGAATGACAGGTATTAACATGTGTAGATCAGGTAACACTGTTAAAGAATATGACGCAACATTATCTACAGATTGGAAATGGCGTAACAAAGCAGGCAATCAAGCAAACGGCAAAGGTTCGTTTGGTAGATTAGCTCAGCGTAAAGTTGTTACAACTGCAATGCAGGCAGCGGCAGGCATGTCTACACTACGTGAAGACACAATAGCATTCCGCTTAATGGCAACTCCAGGTTATCCAGAGTTATATGATGAAATGGTAACACTAAACAGTGACAGAGATGAAACAGCATTTATTATTGTTGATGCTCCATTCCGTTTAAATCAAACTGAAGCAATTTCTTGGAAACAAGGAACAACTGCTACAGAAAATGGTGAAGATGGACTAGTAACATCAAATACTTATAGTGCGGTTTATTATCCACATGCATTAACAACTAACCCTTCATCAGGCGACACTGTTGTTGCTCCAGCATCACACATTGCATTATACACATATGCATACAGTGATAACGCATCATACCAATGGTTTGCACCAGCAGGCTTAACTCGTGGACAAGTACAAAATGCAACTAATGTTGGTTACTTAAACTCAGAAGATGAGTTTGTAGCATTATCATTGACACAAGGTTCTAGAGATGCAATGTATGAGCAGAAGATGAATCCAATTGCAAAATTCCCTACAGAGGGTGTTGTAGTATTTGGACAAAAATCAATGCATCCAAGTGCATCAGCATTAGACAGAGTTAACGTTGCAAGACTTACAGCTTATCTAAGAGAACGTTTTGCCGTAATAGCAAGACCTTACTTGTTTGAGCCAAATGATGAAGATACTCGTACAAATGCTAAAGCAACATTTACTGGTTTCTTAGCAAACATTATGGCACAACGTGGTGTTTATGACTTTGCAGTAGTTTGTGATACAACAAACAACACACCAGCAAGAATTGATGCAAATGAATTTTATGTTGATGTAGCAATTGAGCCTACAAAATCAGCAGAATTTATTTATATTCCAATTAGAATCGTAAATACTGGCGAACTTTAAGTTAAAAGTTTAATTTAATTAAAATAAGGGCTACTATAGAAATATAGTAGCCTTTAATGTGACAAATTTTAAATATTGTAGTTTTTGACCAATGTTTTGATAAATACAATATAAGAGAAATACTACAGTATAGTATTATAGGAGAAAACAAATGGCTGTAATTACAAATTTTGGAGTACCAACAACATCAGCGGCAGGCACGACATTAATGCCAAAGCTACAATATAGATTCCGAGTATCATTCACTAACATAGGTGATGGTGGCGAAAAATCAGAAATGACGCAAAACGTTGTTAGTGCATCACGACCAAACTTAACACACGAAGAAGTTGTAGTTGATTCATACAACTCAAAAATGTACCTAGCAGGTAAGCATACATGGGAACCAGTAACAATTGTGTTCCGTGATGACATGAATTCAAATGTTATTAAACAACTTGGTAAGCAATTAAACAAACAAGTTGATCACGCAGATCAATCAAGTGCAATTGCAGGTGGATCATATAAATTTGGTGTAAAAATTGAAACACTAGATGGACAAAATGGTGCAACTAAACCAACTACATTTGATGAATGGCAATTAGAAGGTTGCTTTATTAGTCAAGTACAATATGGCGACTTAAACTACGCAGATTCAAATATGGTTCAAGTTACATTAACAGTACGTTACGATCATGCCGCACACATCTTGGATGGTACAGGCGATGCATTATCGGCAGGCACTTTAGGCGCTGCAGACGAAACTGTTACTGGTGGCGGAACTGGCTCTTAATTAACTTTAAGTTAATTGCTAGTAAAGGACACATCAAATGGCATTAGGCGATACAGCGTATGTAAAATATGGTCAAGCACTCACCAAGGGTACATTAACTGCAATACCTAGGAATAAGTTTTCCTTTACAGTTAAGTTAATCATAGCAGGTGGTGGTGTTGTAGATCTTACGCGAATTGCAAATGTACAGTTACCAACTTTCACATATAGAACACAAACACTTAATAATTATAATAGTAAAAGCATAGTTCAAACAGGAATAGATTATACTCCTATAACACTTACAGCATACGACACTAAAGATGCTGAATTTGAAAAGTTTCTAAAGGAATATGCTAACCACTATATTACAGGTCCAATGAATCAAGCTGATTATGAAGAATGGAAGATTAATAGTTCAGTAAAAAATAGCTTTGGTTTAAAAACACCAGACGATAATCATTATATAACATCAATGATTATTACAAGAGTTGATGCAACAGTAGGCGATACAGTTACACATTCAAATGTAACAGAAATATTTCATCCGTTTATACAAAACATAGATGCTGATACATTAGACTATTCAGATAGTGCGCCTAGTACATACAGAATTACATTTGGTTATGAAGGATTCAGAATATTAAGTGAAGCAATGAATATTCCTGTTGGTCTCGCTCCTCCTAGTATATTAAATCCACCAACGATCCAACCAGAAGTAAACACCTTTGTTGATCAATCTGCAATACACACAACAAGACATCCAGAAATAAAATCAAATAAACCAGAAATTCAACCAGTTCTTGAAACCAATAATCAAGCAGTGGTTACTAGTACCACTACTAGCAGTTTTAGAGGAACTGTTCAGGGAGTGTGGGGGAATATGTCAGAGAGACTTGCAAGAGCAAATGAGATTGTAGCAGGTGGACAACTTGCAGGCGATACTGAATTTGCTCCTGGTAAAAATCAAATTGTTACAAAAGACGGTGTTAGATATATAGCACAAGTACCCGAATCAGAAATTCACTATACAGATACAGATCCAGACACATTAGGCGAATTATAAATGCCGAAGTTCCAAAACGGAAAATTCATACCTTCTAACCCGGATAAATACTTAGGTAAAAGAACACCACATTACAGAAGTGGATGGGAATTAGCAGTATTTCGCATGTGCGATAATCACCCAGCTATATTAGGTTGGGGAAGTGAAACACACAGAATCCCATACAAAAATCCACTTACTGGAAAGAAAAGCACATATGTTCCTGACTTGTTATTAGTATACAAAGACAAGAAGGGAAAGAACCATGCTGAAATGGTAGAGATTAAGCCAGCTAGTCAAACATTAGCTGAAGCAAGAACAACTGCTCAGAAGGCTGCAGCAGTAGTTAATCAAGCCAAATGGTCTGCCGCACATGCATGGTGCAAACAACAAGGAATGGCGTTTAGGGTTATAACTGAACATCAGATATTTAATAAACCTCAAAACTCTAAAAAGAAAAGAAAATGACAAAAAAATTAGAAGAAGAATTAAATTTACCAGATTTAGATCAATTACTTCCTGAAAATGATATACAGGAAGAACCTACTACTGAAGAACTTAAAACAGAAATAGCAAACATAGAAGGCGAAATGAGCATGGTAGAACGTGCCAATATTGCATTGCCTACTGTTGAGGGTTTAGAACAGTTAGATAGAGAAATGGACGAATATGCAAAAAAAGCCATGGAAACATTTGAAGATTTAATAGACTTGGGTAAGAATGTAGAAGATAGACATGCAGCACCTATATTTGATAGTGCAAGCAAAATGATATCCGCAGCTCTACAGGCAAAACAAGCCAAAATGGATAAGAAAATGAAAATGATTGAGTTACAAATGCGTCAAGCTAGACTTGAAAAAGACAGTGAGAAGATAGATGCATATGTAGCCGGCAAAAAGCACGAATTGGGCGATGAAGAAGAAGTAGAAGGGCGTATAGTAGGAGATAGAACTGCTATGCTTGCCGAAATAATGAAAAACTTGCCCGAAAAAGATAAATAGTATTAATAGGAGATAACCGCAATGAACAAAACATTTTCAACATACTTAAACGAATCAAAAAAATCGTGGAAGTTTAGTATTAAAACAATACATGATTTAACTGATGAACAGTGTGATCGCATAGAGAAGCACCTCGGTAAATACGACTCTAAAGGACTCGGTGCTGCAAAGAAAACAATACTACAAAGTGCACCACGTGATTTTCCAAATCACAAAGGATACGAAGTTTTTTCACATGAATTTGAAACTAATATCGTTGCTAGCGGTTGGCAAATACAAAACGATATTCGTAACATGCTTGGATTAGCAGACGGAGTACTTAAAGTAAAAGGCGAACACGAACCAGATGAATTGATTCCACCTATGAGCGAACGTGCTGAAAGCCTGTTAGCAGATGGTGAATATAAAGATGCAGAAAAAGTAAATGCAGGAGATCATTACGGTGACGAGTATAACTCCAGTTTCATTAAAGAATTAATGAAAGTAAAAAAACAAAAGGAAAAAGGCGATGAGTGATTTAGACAGAATACTAAAACTTGCTAGCCACGGCACAGCAGATGCTCGCAGCCAGGCTCCAGCAGAAAGAGAATTAAAAGACGTACCAGTAGTTGAAGAACCAACTACAACAAGAGAAGCAGTTGGCGAATTTGCAGATCCAATTTTAGATTTATGCGATGAACTAGGATGTGATTCAGATCATCCAGTACTTGACGAATTAATTCGTTATTTAGATGGCGATACAATTAAAGATTTCGTAGCAGACTTCCGTAGACACAATGATATGAATGGTGACATGGATGAAGCATATTTAAAAGCGTCAGACTATAAATGTAAAGACTGTGGCGACACAATGCACAGCCCAACTACAGATTGTTCACATGATTCACATGATGAAAAAGGTGACTGGTGGGTTGACAAAGACGGTAACGGTGTTCCAGATTCATTAGAAGAAGCTCCAAATGAAGGCAATGAATTCTCAGGCGCATTAGCACAAGCTAAAAAAGACGGTAAAAAAGAATTTGAAGTTGACGGCAAAAAATACAAAGTAGAATCTGAAGAAGCAGTAACTGAAGGTGATGTTCCTGAATATGCATGTATTAATATTGACACAGGTGCTTTTGGATATTGTGACAAAGACGAACTTCACAAGTTTACACACATGGTTCCAGCAAGCGAATTTACATATTTTGATCCTGGAAGTGGCATAAATTTTGCTGATTTTGATGACGAACTGGCAGACCAAGAAGGTTGGACGAAAATTGGTAATCCAGAAGTAGGTGATCCAGAATTAGCAAGACTAAAAAAACTTGCAGGCAACATAGGTGAAGAAAACATTAATGAACTTAATGTTCCTAACAATAAAGAAGAAGTTATAGCACGAATTCAAAAATTAGACAAAATGGCAGATGAAGCCAGAGCAAATGATGACCCTAACAAGGCAATGGCTATTGAACGTGGAAGTGAAATGACGGCACTATATAACAAGTTAGAAAAACTTGGTGGCGACCCATTTAATATCCCTGATGCCTCTGATGCTAATTGGGTAACACCAGAAGGCGGACCATTGTCATATAAAAAAGTAGGCGAATATACATATATCGTTAAAGACGAAAATGGCAAAGAACACAAAGCAGAAATGGGTGCTATGGATGACACACAAGACAACTATTCAGGTGATGAAGTAGAGAAAACTATGGACCAAGAAGGATTACAGATGTTAATTCGTCAAGCAAAAATGGGTGCTCCAACTGAAGAAATTTCAGAAGCTCCTACAATGGATACTACACAACTAATTACATTACTTAAGAACGCAGGTTTAAGCGAAGAAAAAATTAAAACAAAATTAGACGAATGGGCAAACACACCAGACGGTGCAGCAGAAGAGGAAGCTACATCACATGGTGAACCATACGAGAATTTTGCACAAAGCGTTAACCTAAGTTTAAAAAGATACTTAGATGCAGAAGATATGAAAGTAGGCTTAAAAGAACATAAAGTTGAAGATATTAAAGAAGCATATAAGAAATCTAAAGGGGAAAAGTAATGAATTACAAGGACCTTAGCAGAATAAAAGAACTATCTGGTATTAAAGAAGCAGATAGAAGTGATGTTACACACGCTCAACTTTTACCCCACATTAAAAACGTTAAAGCGGCAATGGTGAGACACGCTCAAGAAGATCCTAGCGAAGCAAGAGAATTTATTGAACATTTAGATGATATGATGGATGCTGGCGATGTAGAGGTTGTAGACATGATGCAACCAGACTATATGGATACTGAAGCAAGAGATAGTTTAATATTTTATTTTCAAGTTTCAATATCACAAGATCCTGCATTATATAATATGTTATTTCCAGGTGAAGATATTAAATTTGCCCAGGGCGAATACGCAGACATGTTTGAATCACTAACTCCAGTTAAAGAGAATTTTGTAGACGATATGCCTCATGGATTACTTGATGGTATGACATTTACAGATGGTTCGCCAGATTATGATTATATGGGCAATGCAATGAATGACGGCGAAGTTGATTGGCCAGAAATTAACGATTGGCACAAAGACGAAAATGGCAATGTAAAGCCAGAAGCAACAATAAAACCAGCAGATTTTGAAATAAGTGATCTTGAAGCAGATTCTGAAGAATACTACGAATCAGAAATACACAGATTAAAAGAACTATCTGGTATTAAAGAAGATGCAAGTTCATCAGTATTTCAAATAATGAAAAAATCATTATTAAGACACAAGTGGTATCTTGAGAATGAAGAAATGGATCCAAACATGGTTTCATCAGAATTACGTGATGTTAACAAGATGATTGAAGCCGTTGATCTCAACGAAGCCGAACCTTATTTTGATACAGCAGTAAACAATGATTATATGGCTTTATACAGAGAAGCTATTGCCAAGTTAAAAGGCAAAAAGACTTCTATTTATGGAGTAGACAATGACGTTCTACCACCAAACGCAAAACCTAATCCAAAGTCAGCATATAATTCAGGTGAAGTAGAAAAAAATGATGCTGAGTTAGACGCTTTGAATCCTACTGAATCAGAAGTAAGCAGATTAAGAGAACTATCTGGCATTACAGAAGCTCCATATCAATACGATATGTCAGACAAAGGCGATATGCATGATGCATTGGCAGGTGTGCAAAATAGTATGGACGATGCAGTAAAAAGCATACAAAAAGCCTCTGGTCTTGCAAGGCAAGTATCAGACGAAATTGAAAATTCTCTTTACACAGATGAATCAGTTTTAAAAATTTAAAAAGTTCACATTCCTCCCAGGTGAAAATTAAGCGGTGTAGTTTTAGTTAACTGCACCGTTTTTTCGTTGTATAATGAAGTAAATACTACTACAAAGTAAGTATATGTGAATCCCTAGGAAAGACTATACACATTTAAAATGGAGTATAGAAATGGGAAGACCAATAGAAACATATACCGATAGTTTTGGGCAGACTATAGAATTTAGTATACCAAAACCTCATAAAAAGATTTGTATTAACATATCAGGTGGAGCCGATAGTGCTATACTGTTAATGATGTTAGTGCAATACTGTGAAAAACATATACCAGATGCTGAACTACATGTTATAACATCAGCTAATCCTATTAAGGGCTGGTACAATGCTAAATGGAGTACTAGTGTACTCAATAAAGTACTCCATATCACAGGAACTAAATTAATTAAAAGTCACTATACATTTTATAGCATAGATCAGATTAGATTAGAATTAGATGAAGCAGAACTAATGCAACAAGGTTTGAATGATATAACATTGTCAATACATGGAACTACACAAAATCCACCAATAGAAGATAGTGATAAATTTGGTTTAGAAAGTTATAAACCACGCGATCCAGGTCATGGAAGAGAAATAGTATATAAAAATAATAGTATTATAACTTTGCTTCCTTTTATGCAAGTAGACAAACGCATGATAGCACATTTATATAAACATTTTAATGTATTAGAAGAATTATTACCATACACACGAAGTTGTGAGTGGCATGAGGGATTCGAGTATGATTATGTTATAGTTCCTAACCCAGGAGATGGGCATTGTGGTGAATGCTGGTGGTGTAAAGAACGTAAATGGGCATTTGGGCGGTTATAACTATACATAAATAGTAATGTATAAATATATTACAATGGAACCCAAATGGCAGTAGATACAAAATTAACTAAAACCCCATATAAAAAAGAAAAGTACACAGAAGAGCAGTTATTAGAACTAGCATTGTGTACTCAAGACCCTAAACACTTTATGAAGGAACACTGTTATATTCAGCATCCTACAAAAGGTCGTATGAAGTTTGCACTATATGATTTCCAAGACGAACTAGTAGATACATATCACAATAATAGATATAGTATTAGTATGCTTGCACGACAAACAGGTAAAAGTACTTGTGCGGCAGGATACTTGCTATGGTATGCAATGTTTAACCCAGATCAAACTATTCTTATAGCGGCACACAAATATTCAGGTGCCAGTGAAATTATGCAACGCATTCGTTTTGCGTACGAAACACTGCCTGATTTTATTAGAGCTGGTGTTACTGCATATAACAAAGGATCGTTGGAATTTGATAACGGTTCTCGTATTGTAGCACAGAGTACAACAGAAAATACTGGACGTGGTTTGTCTATATCGTTAGCATACTTAGACGAGTTTGCATTTGTTAGACCAAACATTGCTAAAGAATTTTGGACTTCACTTTCACCTACACTAGCAACAGGTGGTAAATGTATTATCACATCAACACCAAATATGGATGACGACCAATTTGCACAGATTTGGAGAGATGCTAATAAGAACCAAGACGAACACGGCATGGAAACTACTACAGGTATTAATGGTTTTGCACATTACCTAGCTACATGGGAAGTACATCCAGACAGAGATCAAGAATGGGCAGATGTTGAACAAGGTAAAATTGGCGAAGAAAGATTTAGGCGTGAACACAAATGTGAATTTATTGCGTTTGACGAAACACTCATTGATAGTATTAAGCTAAGTAACATGGAAGCTCGCGATCCATACGCTATATCAGGACAAGTACGCTGGTATGCACCAGTTGCCAAAGGTAAACTATATATGATAGGATTAGATCCTAGTTTGGGTACAGGTGGAGATAACAGTGCTATACAAGTGTATAGTATGCCAGGAATGAAACAAGTAGCAGAATGGATGCATAATAGAACAACAGTTCAAGGGCAGATAAAAATTTTGCGAGAAATAGCACAGTTTATAGAAAGCGAAACAAATGGCGATTGTGAAATATATTACAGTATGGAAAACAACACATTAGGCGAAGCAGCACTAGTTGTTGTTGAAGAAACAGGCGAAGAAAACTTTCCTGGTACATTTTTAAGTGAAACACGGCAACATGGTAATGCCAAACGCTATAGAAGAGGCTTTACAACTACACATAAATCAAAAATAAGTGCATGTAGTAAACTAAAATACTGGGTAGAAACAGAGAAACTAGAAATAGCAAGTAAGCCTCTGTTAAGAGAATTAAAAACATTTATTGCACGTGGTAATAGTTATGCAGCCAAAGACGGCGAACACGATGACCTTGTAATGGCAGTTAATTTAATAGTGCGTATGAGTTTAGAAGTATCTAAATACGAAGAAGATGCCTTTGACTACTTAAACGACGATTTTGAAGATGGAGACGGTATGGAGCCTATGCCGTTTAGCCTGCTATAATGCAATAATTGATAAATACATTAAAGGAATACTATACAATGCAACTATCACAAGAAATTTTTAACATTCTAAAGGGTGCAAACATTAAATTAAAATTGTTTGATCCAATGGGAAATAAAACATTAGATCCTGAATTATCAGCGAGATTTTACGCATATGATAATGATTTTCTTGTCACTATTAGAGAAGAAGAAGATGGAGTTGAACTAGTTGTACAAGCAGGAGCTAGTTTCAATTTTAATGAACACAAAGATTTATTGAATAGTATTAAAAAAGCAGGACACAACGCTATGGCAGAATATAACATTAGAAAATTTGATAAGAATATTGAATTAAAAGACTTCGCACACGATGTAGTAAAAGAAGACGACCGTACTGAAAAGGCAATGAAAGACATGCAACCAAGTGCAGTTACAGGCTATTACGAGATCACAGACTTCTGGAAAGAACACACGCAGATGTGGGACAAAAGTGTTGACGAAGTGATGCAAATGATTTATGAGTGGACTTGGATTGAAATGACAACAGCCACTAGAGACAGAGATGAATTAGCAAAACGTACATTAGCAATAGTAGTTGACGCATTGAGGAACAAAAAAGACGATATGACATTTGATGACATGATTGCTCAATTGGAATCAAAAAATGAAGATGTCCGCAGATTAAGAGAACTATCTGGTATTGCAGAAGCTCCAAACGAAGGCACACAAGGTTGTGCAGATTGCGAATGGATTAAAGACGAAACAGACGGCGACATTGATACATGTGATGATTGTGCAGCAGAAAAGCGTCAAACTAATGAATCAGAAAAGCGTTGGAAACAAACTAGTATGTCTCCACAAGAAGCAATAGCAAAATACGGCAAAGAAAACGTAAAAGTTAAAAAAGGTGCATTGCGTAATGGCGATGACATGGTAGAAGTATTTGTTGAATCAATGAACGAAGGCGGAAATTCAGTAGAGGCATTTATGTCACATGTAGTTGATCATGCTAAAGAAATTCAAGCAGATAACTATAGAATGACTGATAGTTCATATTACGAATTCACAGATGAAATAGATACAGATGATGAAGAATTTATGAGTATGCCACAAGTGCAAGCTATATTAAAAGCAATACCACATGTGGATATGGAAAACACAGATATTAAACATGCAATTGATGTTTTAGCATCAGGCGAATTACTTGAAGCAGAAACTGAATCATATTCACCAGGTGATGAAATGGAAGATGGCGTAGTAAGTAATTGCTGTGGCGCTCAATTAATGGACTACAATGATGGACATGGTAGATGTTCAGATTGTAAAGAAATGGCAGCCGGCGAATCAGAAGAAGAATATTACGAAAGTTGGGATGGCATTAAAAATGCAGTTAAAAAAGGTGTTGATACTCTTAGACACGGCGGAGTTAAGTTTGGTAAAAAAGGAGTTAAATTCACTACTGACCTTAGAAAGCCACAAACTGGAACAGTTAAACCACAAATGGAAAGTTATTCACCTGCAACAGGCAGTATGAAAACAAGTTATATTCAATTACCAGAAAACACTAAACTTATTATTAAGCATACAAAAGGTGTTAATGAAGAAGTGCGTGGTAGCAGATCACGTAACATCAAAGCATTGTTTATTGAAAACAGTGCAGGAGAAAGATTTAGATTCCCACACAAATATTTACAAGGCGCTAAAGCTATGGCCAACCATGTAAGCAAAGGCGGAACGCCGTATGATGCAATTGGTGAATCAATTATCACTTTATGTACAGAAGTAGCACAGTGTAGTCAGTTTTTGAGACATGTGCGTACAAACAAATTAACAAACGAAGGCAATGAAAACATTGTTGAAACAGTTAAACAAAAATTAAAAGAATTTAAGAATACAGTTAAGAGTCTACAGACTTCAAGAGGTTATAACGCCTATCAAGTTCCTACTACTGCGATTGTAGAAGATAATGATAAAGAATCGGTTGACTTAACTGACAAGTTCATGTATAATACATTTGAGACTGCAAATATGGATTCAGTCTTAGAAACAGTAGCCCGTATTATAAAGGAGAGAGACAGTATGACAGATCTAACTAAAAGTAACATGAATCGTTTATACGATATGATTAAAAACAAGGAAGATTTCAAACTTAACATTGATCCAAATGATCCAGAACATCCTGACAATGAAGATCCAATTAAATACTCAGGTGGTAATGGTGCAATGGCTAAGTTAGTATCACACTTATCTTTTCTAGCAATGAACAGTAAAAATGACGAAGTATTTAACTTACTAAGTCAAATTTCAGGCGAAATGTATAGCTTGCCGAAAGAGCATGTTATATTATTAGCCAAAATTGCAGCATATTTAGACAAAAATAACAAGGCTCCAGCAAAGGAACCAGCAATGGAAGATCTTGCTGAAGCAATGTTAAAAAATCTAAGAAGAAAGATTGCATAATTTTTCTTCAAAAAGTACTTGACAGTAGGTACAATTTATTATATACTGTATAGGCAACTAAAGGCAAAAGTAGTTAAGAGCTACACAAAGGCAAAGTAGCAATAGCTACACAACAAAGCAGAACTATAAGTTCTGTTACAAATAAAGGCTAATATAGGAGAAACTAATAATGGCATCTTTAGCAGAAATCCGTGCAAAATTACAAGCACAAGAAACTAAGAGCTCAGGCTCATCAACAGGTGGCGGCGATAACGCTATCTTCACACACTGGAATATTCCAGAAGGCAGTAGTGCAACACTACGATTCCTACCAGACGCAGATCCCGACAACACTTTCTTTTGGAAAGAACGTCAGATGATCCGTTTATCATTTCCAGGTGTAAAAGGCGGAGACGAAAACAAACCAGTTACAATACAAGTACCTTGTGTTGAAATGTGGGGAGATACATGTCCAGTACATGCAGAAATTCGTCCTTGGTTTAAAGACCCTACTATGGAAGACATGGGTCGTAAGTATTGGAAAAAGCGTAGTTACATTTTCCAAGGCTTTGTAACACAAAGTGATCTACAGGAAGACTCAGTACCTGAGAATCCTATTAGGCGTTTTGTTATTTCACCTCAAATTTATAAAATCATTAGTTCAGCACTTATGGATCCTGAATTCCAGGAAATTCCTACAGACTATGAAGCTGGTACAGATTTCGTAATTAAGAAATCTACCAAAGGTCAATATGCTGACTATTCAACATCTAATTGGGCTCGTAGAGAACGCAGTTTAGATCAAACAGAGCGTGATGCAATTGCAACACACGACCTGCACAATCTAAATGACTTCTTACCTAAGAAGCCTGATGCAGAACATCTAAACGCTATCTTTGAAATGTTTGAAGCAAGTGTTGATGGACAGTTGTATGATCCAGAACGTTTTGGTCAGTACTATCGTCCATATGGTGTAGATGCACCAGCTACTACAGGAGCAAAACCTGTTGCAGCGGCAACTACTCCACCACCAACACCAGCACCGGCGCCAGCACCAGCGGCACCAGTTGTTGAACAAGCAACAGCACCAGCACCAACAGCAGTTGATATGACGCCAGAACCAGAAATGGCAACGGCAGCACCAGCAGCTGAAGGGCAAGCAAGTGCTCAAGACATTTTAGCAGCGATTAGAAATCGTAAGCAATAAGTAATATAAATTGAGTGGGGGTCCTTAGTGCCCTCACTTTAACATAGGAGAAAAAACATTATGGCAAGACCATTTGACGTAAGTAAATTCCGAAAAGCTATTACTAAAAGTGTTCCTGGGTTAAGCGTAGGCTTCAATGACCCTGACACTTGGATTAGTACAGGAAATTACACACTAAACAAACTTATCAGTAACGAATTTGACAAAGGAATTCCACTAGGTAAGGTAACTGTTCTAGCAGGAGAATCAGGCGCAGGTAAATCGTTTATCGCGGCAGGTAATGTAGTTAGATCAGCACAAGAACAAGGCATATTTGTTATTCTAATTGACACAGAAAATGCATTAGATGAGAAATGGCTACACGCACTGAATGTAGATACTACACCAGAAAAACTATTAAAACTTAACATGAGTATGATTGATGATGTTGCTAAAACAATTAGTGACTTTATGAAGGATTACAAGGCAGAATACGCCGAAGCAGAAGACGAAGACAGACCTAAGGTATTGTTTGTAGTTGACTCGTTGGGTATGTTACTAACACCTACTGATGTTGATCAGTTTAACAAAGGTGATATGAAAGGTGATATGGGTCGTAAGCCTAAAGCACTAACTTCATTAGTTCGTAACACAGTTAATATGTTTGGACAGTACAATGTAGGACTACTAGCAACTAACCATACATATGCATCACAAGATATGTTTGACCCAGATGACAAGATCTCAGGTGGTCAAGGCTTTATCTATGCAAGTAGTATTGTTATTGCAATGCGTAAACTTAAACTAAAAGTAGATGCAGATGGCAACAAAACATCACAAGTATTTGGTATTAGGGCAGCATGTAAAGTAATGAAATCTCGTTACGCTAAACCATTTGAAAGTGTGCAAGTTGAAATCCCATATGAAACAGGTATGAGCCCATACAGTGGCTTAACTGACTTCTTTGAAGCAAAAGGTTTGTTAAAGAAAAGTGGAAACAGTTTAGAATATACTAGCACTGTAACAGGTGAAGTAATTAAAATGTTCCGTAAACCTTGGAATGCAAACAAGGACGGCGCATTAGATATCGTCATGTCAGAATATGACAATGATGTAGCTGATGCAGAAGAAGAAATCATGGATAACATTGAAGAAACTACAACGGAGGTGGTAAATGAATCTTAGTGATGGAGATTTTGAGTTTATATTTAACTTATATGACGAAGCACAAAACTTTATTGATGATAAGAACAAGTTAGAATATGCTCGCAGAACTATATATCAGCTTCTCGACTTTGGGTTTGAACTCAAACCAGCGTATAAAGAAATATCTGATCATTGCGAATACTTAGGTGAGGCACTTGATGAACACTTAGAGCAAGAAGAAGAAGATGAAGATGTTTTTGATGAATACAGCGAAGATGACGAGGAGTTGGAATACTAATGAGTGTATGGTATCGTAAAGTTACAGCAAATTTAGGAGAGATAGTTCCGGCTATCTCTCACTATGAAAAGCAAATTGATGAAGCACGATTTGAGTGTAGTATGAAAGGTGTACTAGAAAAGCAGAGCAGAGACATGCCTGGTATTGTAGAACATCGATTTAATCAATTACAGGAAGTAGAAGCAATACTTGAGTTTCTACATACTGAAATGCGTACATTACGATCCAAAACATTTCGTAAGTTTTTAGAAAACTACAATAAAGCACTTAGCTCGCGTGATGCAGACAAGTTTGTTGACGGCGAGCAAGATGTAGTAGATTTACAATATCTTATCAACGACTTTAGTTTGGTAAGAAACAAATACATAGGCATTATTAAGGCATTAGAAGCCAAGCAATTCCAGATTAATAATGTTGTTAAATTAAGAGCAGCAGGCTTAGAAGATATTTCACTATAAAAAGGTTGACAAGCAAGACTTCTTGCCGTATACTATACTTATAAATAGAAAATGTTCAATGAATACTTAACTTTACCACTGGAGTCACAAATGAATAAAACACCATGGCCAACTATCACAGTTATTGATGTAATGTGTGCCGCAGTTCTTGTATATAAAGATCAAGGATTTGTTCGTAGTGGACAAGGATACACAGACACTGATACAGAAAACGGTGAACCTATACAAATACGAGATAACAAAACTTGTATTGTTGATATTTTAGAAGATCCAGCAATGTCATTCACTGAATCAGAAATTACAAATGCTAATAATCTTATTGATAGCATTAATGGTAAGTTAATGATCAAAAAGATGACTAATAACCTCAATAATTTTGAGCAAAACGTTGCTAAAGCATTATCAGAGCCAAATGTTAATAAGTTTGCAGTAAGCATCATTGCTAGTTTACCACATAGTGTGGTAATTGACAAAAAGCGTGAAGCAGTTGAAGATAAAATGTCTGCATTAAAGCATAGCAGTATGTACTTTGGTAATCGTGGCAAAAGATACGATATTAATGTAAAAGTACTAGATGTTAAGTTTATTCAAACTAGTGATGTTTATATGATTACCACAGTTTACGCTGAAAAGGATATTATTAAGTTTTGGTGGCGAGATCAACCGGATATTAGTGATATTATTTCGGATAAAACCATTAAAATTCGTGGTACAGTCAACAAACATGAGCTATCAAAGTACTCAAATGCCAAAGAAACCCTTGTAAATAGGGTTAAAATCATAGCAATTTAGCGGTTTATTTAAAAGGTTGACAGAATCTACTTCCTAATATATATTATACTTAACAATAACATTAAGTTATTATAATTAATAAACAAAAGGAGTTAAAATGCCAAAAACTAAAAAAACAAAAGCAGTGGGTACTAAATTTTTCAAAGAAGGTACTCAAAACCAAAGAATCCTAGCTAAGTTCTGGGGTACAGGTAAATCTTTTACTATGGATGATCTAAGAGAAAAATTAGACATCGCATCTCCGGGTGCAAGACTTTCTGAATTAAGAGACGAAGGTTTTAATGTAAAAGCAACTACAGTTGAAACAGGTGATGTTGGTAGACAAACTAACGAATACACTATTTCTAAAAAAAGAGTATTAGTATAATACCTACTAAACTAGATTATTGGGCCCTTTATTGTATTGGGCCCAATTCTATGAATAAAAGATCAAATAAAAGGTTGACAAGTAAGATGTCTTACTGTATACTGTAAGTATAGTTAATAAAAAACAGGAGTTTAATAAATGGCACAAATGCAACTAAAGAAGGCTCGCAAGAATCGTAAAGGCGAGACAATTGTAGAAGTTCTTCCTAATAATGTGAAGGACAATCCAAATGAAACTGATAATCAAATTATCGAGCGTATGCGTGAGCGTTTTAGCATATTAGATGATATGACACAAGCCTCAATTGATGGTGTTGTGCGTGGTATGGTTGTAACAGGCCCTCCTGGAGTTGGTAAATCATTTGGTGTTGAACAAGTACTAGAAAAAAATAGTTTGTTTGATACACTAGCAGGTAACAAATTGCGTTTTGAAGTTATCAAAGGTGCCTCAAGTGCAATTGGTTTGTACAAAGTACTTTACAATAACGCAGATAAGAATAGTGTCCTTGTGTTAGACGATTGTGATACAGTATTGTATGACGAAACAAGTCTTAACTTGCTTAAAGCAGCACTTGACTCTTGTAAAAAGCGTAAATTAAGTTGGAATACAGATAGTGCATTACTAAGACGAGAAGGTATTCCAGATACTTTTGAATTCCAAGGTAGTGTAATTTTTATTACTAACCTTAAATTTGATAATGTGCGTGGTAAGATTAAAGATCACTTAGCAGCCATTATGTCAAGGTGTCATTACTTAGATCTTACAATGGATACAACTAGGGAGAAAGTTCTTAGATGTAAGCAGATTGTTGCAGATGGTATGCTTAATGAATATCAGTTTACTTCAGAAGAAGAAAATGATGTTATGGACTTTATGATCTCTAACAAAGAAAAGATGCGTGAGATTAGTTTGCGTATGGTTACTAAACTTGCAGATCTTAAAAAGAGTTTTGGTGATGAAAAGTGGAAACGAACTGCTGAAGTCACTTGTATGCGTAGAGCATAAAAATAAAATTTAGAAAAAGCCCTTCGGGGCTTTTTTTATGACATAAATACAAGATGGAATTTGTAATTAAAGCAATCATAGGCGGTTTAGTTATCGCGGGTGTAGTAACTGCAGCCGAAAAAGGTAACCCAACCATGGGTGCATTAATATTAGGAATACCGTTAGGTAGTGTAATAAGTGTTATCTTTATGCATCTTAGTGGAGTACAACCAGAAGTGTTTGCTCAACTGGCAAAAGAAACAGTTTACTTTGTAGTTGTAAGTTTAGTTTTCTTTCCTATATTTGCATACATGGTATTACAAAACGGTTTTTGGATATCATTAACTGTATCAATTTCATTTACACTGTTCTGTCTTTATTTACTTTTAAAATATCTAACATAATCAAGCGTTCGAGCTTGACTTATCCTATACAATAGTGTATTATACTAATATGAAATGTAAAATTATTCTCAAAGACGAAGTTAACTGTAAAGTCGAAGGACTTGATGTAAACACTCGTAGAAAATGTGAAAAAGAATTAAAGTTCTTTTTACCATATGCTTTTCATGTGCCAGCATACAAGTTAGGCAGATGGGATGGATGTCAAAGTTACTTTACAGTAGGTGGTGTTACATACATTAACCTACTAGACAAAGTATTACCTATCATAATGGATCAAGGATATCATGTTGACATTGATGATCTTAGAAAAGTACACACTTTTGATTTTCCAACTGTAGATGAAACAACATTTCAAAATAGACTCTGGCCAGAAAAACATCAAATGGCAGGAGAACCTATTACACTTCGTGACTATCAAATTGAAATTGTAAACAAGTTTTTAAGTACACCACATTGTTTACAAGAAATTGCCACTGGTGCAGGTAAAACATTAATTACTGCTGCACTTAGTGAGCGTGTAGAACAGTATGGAAGATCAATAGTGATTGTACCAAACAAAGACTTGGTAAGACAAACTGCTGATGATTATACTAACTTAGGACTGGATGTTGGAGTTTACTTCGGCGACAAAAAACAAATAGGACATACCCATACTATATGTACATGGCAAAGTTTGAATAGTATTAGAAAGCGTTTTCGTGATGGACTTGATGAACTTAGTTTACACGACTTTACTGAAAATGTAACTTGTGTTATCGTAGACGAAGTACATCAAGCCAAAGCAGATGTGTTAAAAGATTTGTTAACAAAAGAATTTGCACACATTCCATTGCGTTGGGGTTTAACAGGAACTATTCCTAAAGCGGACCATGAGAAGGTTAGTTTACAAGCGTGTTTAGGCGAAGTAACTAACAGACTTAGTGCAAGTGAACTACAAGACATGGATGTACTTAGTCAGTGTCATGTTAATGTTGTACAAATGAAAGAATTCGTAGAATATAATAATTACCAAAGCGAGCTAACATATCTTACTACAGATAAAGCTCGAATGGAATATGTGAGTGGATTAATTGAAAAGGTTTCTCAATCAGGAAATACACTTGTATTAGTAGATAGAATCAAAGCAGGCGGATTGATTTGTGATAATCTTCCACAAGCAAACTTTGTTAGTGGCGCAATGAAGTCAACAGATCGTAAAGATCATTATGATGATATCAATGAAGGAACTAATCAAATTGTAGTAGCAACATATGGTGTTGCGGCAGTAGGAATCAATATACCACGCATCTTTAATTTGGTACTAATAGAACCGGGTAAAAGTTTTGTTAGAGTTATTCAAAGTATTGGTCGTGGAATACGTAAAGCTGAAGATAAGGATAATGTTCAAATATGGGATATTACCAGTTCAGCAAAATTTAGTAAAAAACACTTAACAGAGCGTAAGAAGTTTTATAAAGAAGCAAACTATCCATTTACGATTGATAAAGTAGATTGGCAATAAGGAATAAGTATGAAAATATTAACAGTTGAAAACAAAACGTATGAACTAGATGACATACCAGATACAATAGACGATTTAAGATACAGCATTTTAGACTACAGTAACCCAGGACATATTGATTATTATTTTATTCCACTAGTGTTCCTAGAAAGTTTTTATGCACCAGCGGCAGTTATTCAAATAGGCGAGTATTCTATTACTATGCCATTAGATTGGAGCATTGTAATTTGTGATCCAGAGTGCGGTAATCCAGAAGTATTAAGTTTAATGAGTTTAAATGACAGAGGGTTTAGTGTATTTGCATTTAATCCATTAACTGGGTTTACTCCAAAGTATTTAGATGTAAATATTACTAATATCTATACAGATGTAAAATGGTATGCACCTAAACTAAAGTTTGGACATTTGTTAAATGTTCCATTAAGTGATGAACCAAATTCACCTTGTGTATTATTTGTAAAAGAAGCAAATAAGTTACCAGAGGTACTTGACATTAGTGAACTTTGGTAGTACAATGAAAACTAGAATACATGTTAATCAACACATTATAAAACGCAATAGTAAAACAGGCGAAAGAGAACCTGTGCTAACATGTAAAACATCTAAGAATAATAACTACGCACACGAAGTTGTTATTAAAGGTGACTCAAAAGTAGTATACAGTCCAGACAAGCCATTATCATGTGGAGCAAAGGTTTGGATAGAAACAGAAGGAGAAGTAATCATTGTCAAATAAACTAAACATTAAAGAAGAAATGAGATCTATTGATACTAAAGATAGAGGCTGGTATGATAGTTTAACAGAAGAAGAAAAGAAAAAAGTAGGCATATGGTTGCTGATGCGTTATACTAGTAGTTGTGGTGATAAGATGTTCAGCGAGCATTACTTAGAATGGACCAACGAAGTAGTTAATGTACACTTTAATAAATTACGCAAGCATCCACAATTGCAGTATCAACTGATGCAATTAGTAGGGCTAGGCAAAAGCACATTTCATCCTTGGATAGCACCCGGCAAGGCAATGAAGAAAAGTAAAGTACAAAAGTGGGTTGTAGAAAATTACAGTCATTTAAATGATGACGAAGTAGAAATTTTTATTAGTACTAAAACAAAAGAAGATTTTGTTGAGTTGTTTGAAGAACACGGTATGGATAAAAAACAAATCAAAGAGTTATTGAAAAAATAAAATGTACAAATGTCAATACTGTAGTAAATCTTTTAAGAAAGAAAATACATTAGCAGTACATCTTTGTGAGCAAAAAAGAAGGTTCATGCAAAAAGATGAGAAACATGTGCAACTTGGATTTAGATCATATCAATTATTTTATAAAATAGGAACAAATGCAAAAAATGATAAATCGTACGAAGACTTTGCGAAAAGTCAATACTATATTAGTTTTTGTAAGTTTGGTTATTACTGTCGCGACATTGGGATCGATGATGTACCAGCTTACACTACTTGGTTAATAAAGAACAGTGTCCGTCTCGACATATGGGGCAAAGATAGGCAATTTACAAAATGGATGAAAGAGAGATTAAAAACTGAATCAGTTGATAGAGGTGTAGAACGTACAATTATATTTTTACAAACTTGGGCAGAAGAAAATAATACAACTTATAATAGATACTTTAGTGACATAGCACCAAGTTTAGCAGTGTTTCATATTTGCAGTGGAAAAATATCACCGTGGGTATTATTTAACAGTACAGAAGCACAAGGACTAATTGATAGATTTAACGGCGAACAGTTAAAAATGATAACAGACTATTTAGAAATAGATTACTGGCAACGTACTATGAGCGTTAACCCACAAGATGCTAGGTGGGTAGAAGGAATATTGGAGCAAGCAGGAATATGATAGTAAACACAGATATTGACATTGACATAGCTGATAGAGATCAGTTGTTAAAAATAATCAAAGGCACACCTGCAATGATTGCCAGAGAAAATAACAAACAAGTAAAGCATAATACAGGTGTATACTTTCACGATATTCCAAGTAATCCATTTAGTGGACTTAGTACAATAGATCACAAAGAAGCAGAAAAAATGGGCTACTTTAAAATTGATGTGCTGAATGTTAGTTTGTATAAAAATATTAAAACTAAAAAACAATTAGTGGAATTACTTGACAAAGAACCTATGTGGGAATTGTTAGAACACAAAGAAGTAGTTGAACAATGTTTCCATATTCACAAACATCATAATATTGTAAGCCGAATGAAACCAACAAGTGTATCTCAACTTGCAGCCGTGCTAGCAATAATACGCCCTGCTAAAAGACATTTAATAGGTAAGGATTGGGATACTATTAATAAAGATGTATGGGTAAGACCAACTAACGATGATTACTTCTTTAAAAAAGCACACGCTCACGCATATGCAATGGCTATTGTATTACAATTAAATATGTTAGCTACTGGTTTTTCTTTACAAGATTAATACTTCTACGTTTGATACGTTTAGTGATACTATTGCTTAATCTAACTTCAGGACCTGCTACTATTTCTAATTGCTTAACATTAAAACTCATTACGCAATGAGCAAAGTTCCATCTATTAAGTAATGCAATGTTTATTGGTAATTTTCTATTTGTTTCCCACCACCATTCTTCTCCTAGTTGTAAGAATTTAACTCTTTCGTTAGTATTAGATAAGCGTTCGTAGATATACACACTGGCAACATGACTATCTATATTTTGGACTATGCCAAGATACTCTTTGCCTGCATATTCAATAACGGTTAAGAACGGATACTCGTCTAAAAGCTTCTGGTGTTTTGTTTGCATTACTTTTATTTATGATGAAAAAATTTGGAAGATTTTGATAAATACTTTACAGGAGTCTAACACATGTCAAATTACGGATCAGCATATAATATCAACCAAGTAGGGGATCTCTACACATTAGAAGATCATGGATCAGCACCAGGACTAGGCAAATATGCTAGTGCCAAAGGTACATCGGTAAACAGTCCATTAAATTACAGGTTTTTAAAATTATTTCGTGGATTTGATTCACAATTCTATTTCTT